TGATAGTGCTTTTGTAAGTAGTTTAACATCACAAAACTTAGTGTTAGCAAGTTTTAATGGTAGTCCTGTAAGTGGTGGTGATTTAACAGCCGCAACTGTTATTTCAGCAGGTAGTTTATTAGTAGCAGATACAAATGTCACAAGAAACAGTAATGGTGGCATAACCAGTATAAATGGTGGTATTATAAACACAGGCACATTAAACGCAAGTTTAGTAAATGTAACAAACTTAAACGCAAACAATATAACAGCAGGACAACTTACAGCAAATAGAATAGATGTTACAGACTTGGTTTTAGAAAGTGAACACAATGTTGTTAGTGGATTTACAATAGGTCCTTGGTATGATAACACAATGAGATTACTTGATGTTGCTATTGTAGGTTACGAACCGGGGTTTTATCAAGGTTATGTGAGAATATGGGGCGGAACTGGACAGGTAAAAACTGCTTCTATTGTTATAGGTGACGGAACATACGGTAGTGGATCAAGTTATCAGTTGCGTAATGATATACAATACACAAATAACAGTTCTACGCCTACTTTACCGCTAAGTAGTACAACAAGTGGAGGAACCAGCACAGGTTATGCTCAGTATCACTCCACAGCAGCCGAAAACTGGAGTAGTATTGCTCGTTTTAGTAGCACAAACTCAGTTGCTCAGTTGACAGTAATGTTTAGAAAAACCAGTGCTAATACAGTTCCTACTCGTATGTATATTTTAGCACAAGGCGACGGTGGACCAAGATACTTACAAAATGTTGAGTATAGTTTCCACAGATTGACGGAGACATAAAGATGGCACTTCATACTTGGAATAAAACATACACATTCAAACAAGGATATCAAAAACCAAGAAGTGTTGATGATCCTACTATGTTGATAACAAAAGTTACTATAACTATAGATGCCGTAGATGCCGCAGATGCCACACAAACTATAAGCATTGACGAAACAAGAAGTATCGATTATCTCAAACATCAAAGCCAAGATTTACCCGAGAGTTTTATACCTGTAGATGAAATAACTGATCAGCAAATGATAGATTGGGTTTTAGAAGGAACAACAGACGAACAAATAGATGGATATTTAACTTGGCAACATTATGGTTGGGAAGAAGTAGATCCTACGCATACTTAGTCGTAATAACACTAAAAACACAATAATAGATAAATACTAAAGCAACTGTATGTTACCATAGTAACATATTTTATACCCACAGGAGAGCAAATGTCAAGATTATTAGATTGGAAACAGTTTGTAGGAGGCGCAGATAATGTAATCTCCCTTTCTATGTTTCCCGCAGAACAAAAAAAGTTTACATACAACTTTGGATCAAGTGTAGCAGGTTATACTTGGGACATAGATTATCAAACAGTAGTAGTAGATAGTGTTGCGTTCGACCGCAATACAGGACAACCCAACTACACCAACAGCACGATTTTAGGTTATTTCGACGGACAGCAAGGAAATGTAAGTCTGTATGTTGATGACAATGATGCTTCAAATGGCAATGTAACAATAACTATACCTTCACAGCGATACACAGGTAATATATTACCTAACGCAAGAAGTAATGTAGCAACAACTTGTTTTAGTGTAAAATGGACTGACACAACTTCTCCAGCAACAACAAATATTCACAGATATATTATAACAGAAACTTATACAGCAGAAGTGCCTATTGGAGACCCCACAGAAGAAACAACCGCCCAAGGTGGCTTTACAAGTTTAACATAGGAGTAGAAAATGGCTAATGTAACAGTAACTACTTCTAATCCAAGTATTACAGTAGATTCAACAAACAGTATAATAACTGTAAATCAAACAGACAGTAATGTTGTAGTAGGTGAGGTATCAGTTGTAACAGTACCTACTAATCTTGTAACTGCTAATGGAACATTTGGAACACTGAATGTAGGTAATACATCAACAACTCAATACACATTTCCAATAGATGCTCCAACAGAAGATCAAGGTTTAAGAGCATACGCAAATGGCACACTATATTGGAGTGCTGATGTAGGTTTAGTAGATAGTGTAAATGGACAAACAGGTGATGTTGTTTTAACTACAACAAACATAAATGAAGGCACTAATCTATACTACACAGACGCTCGTGTAGATAGTAGACTCAGCAGTGGTAGTGTAGCAACAATACAAACAAGCGGTAATATCACAAGTGGTAGTCATTTTGTTGGCAATAACTTGTTTGCCAGTTCAAATACTCTTGTTTTAGGAACAAGCACAGGAACAAGTAGTGTAGACACAGTTCAAGTCAAACCGGGGATCAACTATGGTAGCAGATTATTAGTTGGTGATGAGACAAATATACCATATGGTAACTTTGCGGGTGGACACACTGGAGAAAGTTTAGGTGTTGGTGGCATACTTTCCGTAGATGCTGGTTTATATTTTGGTGGTAGATATTTATATGTAGGTGCTGACCAACATAGTGATTTTAGCACTTGGAACAGTGATACAACCCCCGGCAATGTTAGAATAAACTTTGGTTTAGGTGCTATAGGCACAGATAACGCGGCACAATATGGTAGTATTTTAGCAAGTAGAAGAAACAGATACGGCACAACTGACTACTCAATGAAAATGGGTTGGGTAGATAATAATGAAGGGAGTTTTGACCAAGGTGCTTTTATACCATTTAGCGATTTAGCAGATACAAAAGTAGCAACTACATTTACAGATAATGTTACTGTAGAAGGCACATTACAAGCAAACAGTAATATCAGCACTACTCAACATATAATAACAAACAACATAACACCACTTACAGGCAACACAATAACTGTAGCAGGTAATATGGAAGTAGAAGGCAACTTAAATGTTGTAGAAAAAGTAGATTTATTGTTACAAGATAACAAAATAGTATTAAACTATGGTAATGTAACAGCAAGAGATGCCTTTATCACTGTGGACAGAAGTGGTAGTAGTTTAGCAAATGCTCAACTCAAATGGAATGAAACAGATGATAGATTTGAGTTTAGTGATCATACTAAGTTTGAAGATAACATAAGAGTAACAGCAAAAGACAGTCAAAATCCTAAAATAATATTTAACAAGGGTGCCAGTGGCGCAGACAGTTGGATACAAACATCAAGTAGTACAGTTGGTAGTGGATTATATACTAACGAACACGGCATCGTATTAAACACTGATTACACAACCCACGGTAATGTAGATGGTGGTTTAGGTATAAACAAAAGTGATGGCACAGGTGTATATGTGCTGTGGAATGCCACAGATAACAGATGGACATTCACAAATGACGGTAGCACATATCACAATCTGTTTGTTGATGGTGATGCTATAAGTTCAAGTAATGTAACTGTAACAGATACACTTAAAGTTGACACTATAGATAACAACACTGGCAGTAACATTGTAATGAATGCTAATGTTATTGTGGGTGTAAATCCAACAGGATCAGTTATAGCAAATGTATATGCTTCAACAGCCATTACAAGTATAATATCACGCGAAAACAGTGGAAGACCGGCAGATATACTAACACTAAGTGGACACGGTTCGCAAGTATTCAGTGATGGCACTTATATAGAAGTAGAAGGCATTATCAATAGTGGTGCTACAGAAATAAATGACAGCAGTCCATATTATACAAAATGGAATATTCACGAAAATGGTTATGAACTGTATGAAGACAGTGGGTTAGTAACACCTGCTCATCCTGCCACAACAGATGTTTATATAAATCCTCCGGCAGGTTCACCAGTTGTTAAAAATGTAACTGGCACAACTACAACAACCACATATGGCCCAGCAAACTTATATTTAAGTGGTAATATAGACAGCGGTAATATCACAAACAGTGGTATTATAACTACAACTAATAGTAAAACCACAACACTAAGTCAAACAGCAGAAGCAAGACCAATCAACCTCACTGACAAATACAAAATAACTGCTGACAATATACAACTATCACAAACAGGTGTAGAAGGTAGTGCGCCTAACAGTCAAGGTGGTAGTATTGGTGACGGCGTATTCAAATACGGTGAACTACAATGGGAAGGTTTAGAAGCCACAGACTATAATAGAACTCTCACACATAGCAGTAATGTTATACCCGAGGCATACAACATAATATATAACGCAACAGCAGGTAGTACCACACTTACTATTACTGGTTACGGTGGAATGAAAGATTTTAACTTTAACAGCAATACTAATATAAACACCAATGACATAAGTGGATTTATACAAAGCAATATAAGAACAGGACAAGTTATAACACAAGAAGCAGATCCTGTGGGCACATATGGTGTTACTGGATTTAATGAAAAACCATTATATGTTGTCAGTACTGATCACGCAAACAGCACAATCACACTAAATGATGTAGCAGATGCTAATATCACAGGCGATACTGTAAATGGTATAACAAATCGTACTTATTTAACAGTAAGTGAAGGTGTTTATAATAGCACCACAGGACTAAGAGCGGTTGTTTTAGATGGTGAATGGATTAGTACTCCCAGTAATCCAAAGTCCAATGTAGACTTAGGTTTTTTTGCTATTCCAAGCACAAACAGAAAAAATCACAATGTTGAGTTTGATTTAGATGATTTAAGTTATAGTGCCGGCTTATATAGACAAGACTTTAGTATGACAGGAAATAACTTACTTACTGGAAGATCATACTGGAAAATGGGCAAAAGCACACTTGCTGGAGATACTTACCAAGACGAAAGCACATTTAGAGCACCTCGTGGTATTGTTATAGGTAATGAAACTGAGTTAGGTAACAGACCATTTAGAGATGGTTTTGAAGTAAACGGCTTAAACATAGGATGGGACGGAAAAGCAGAAAGTTTAGGATTTAACCACGCAACTAAAAACTTACCTGTAACACAAGTAGGATTAGGGGCATTCACAGACTTTAGTGCTCAAAACGAGTTAGGTAACTTTAGATCACAAGCAGGTCCAAGATTGATGTTTAGTAGTTTCGAAGGTGATGTTGATACGCCTTTATCACTACAGTATCCAAGAGCAGGAACAGAAATAGGTCGTGTTATGGCTTGGGGTAGAAGTCAAAATCTATCATCACCAAGCACATACAATCCTTCTTCTAAACTTAGTTTTTATGCTGTGGATTATGAAGGCACAAATAAAACAACAGATTTTGTGTTATCCAAAGCAACTGGTTCAACTGTAAGACAGCATATTGCCACAGACAGTGATTTCCAAAACTCTAATAAGAGTTCTACAAGTTTACATTTAAGTGGTGGAGAAGTATATTTAGGACCACTTGAAAACAATACTACAGCACAAAACAGAGCACCATTACAAAAATATGCTGTAGCACGAACTGTAGAAGCAACAGGACAAGGTAGTGCCTTGTATGCTTTTAGCGGACATAACGCAAGTGTTAGCAATGATATAGAACTGGGTTTATTCCGTAATGGCAATGCCTTTGCTAATGTTACTATAAATGTAGATAGGGGTGAACATAATCAAAGAGGTACAACTGCTACTCAAGTTCAACAAAACTTTTACGCCATAGGTACTGTAAGTGCCGGTGATGCTGTTAGATCACAGATGAATGCTAAACAAAACACATATCCAGCAGATTTTGCCAACGGCGACGAAGTATTATTAGATGGATTTAGTGGTAGTTTTGGAACAGCAGTAAATGGTAACACATATTATGCTAAACTGGATTATGGTTTAATATTTACATTGTATACTGACAGTGGTTTAACAACAGGATTAAACACAGGTGTAGCAACCAACACAAACATTGATGAAAATAAAACTGCCACAATAACATTTATAAACAGAGGCGCCAAATATGTTGGTGGTGCTCACAGAATGTATAGTTGGTTCTTACCAAGTAACAGTGATGACTTGTTTATGTATAAAGATGGCTCCAACAGTGGAACACAACTGTGGAGATATGATAGTGCTAACACAAACTTTAACTATGGTAGCATAGGTATACACGCAGATACATTCACAGGTAATCTAACAGGTAATGTTACAGGAACAGTAAGTGATATCAGCAATCATCAAAACTACATAAGAACAAGTTTAGGTGCTCATAATGGTATAAGTTATGACAATAGCACAGGTTTATTCAGTTTAAGTGATACTGATTTAATCAGTGGTGTCACAGCAGGCAGTGGTTTAACAGGCGGTGGAGACACTGGCAATGTTACACTTGATATAGGTGCTGGTAATGGTATAACAGTAAATGCTGACAATGTAGCAGTAGATATGAGTGTGTTTAGCACAACAGATTTAACTGAAGGCACAAACTTATATTATACTGACACAAGAGCAGATGCTCGTGTAAATCTACAAACAGGTAGTAACTTAGATTTATCAAACAAATCAACAAGTGACCTCAGCGAAGGCACAAACTTGTATTACACAGATGCCCGTGCTGACGCAAGAGTAAACTTACAAACTGGTTCAAACTTAGATATAAGCAGTAAAGATACTGATGATTTAAGTGAAGGTTCCTCAAACTTATACTACACAGACGCAAGAGTAGACGCAAGATTAAACAGCGGTAGTGTAGCAAGTATCAGTGCTGATGATATAACACTAAAACAGTTCCAAGAAACAGTTATTAGTCACGGAAACCAAAGTGGTGACATCAGTAGCACATTAGATTTAGCAAATGGTAGTATATTCAAACTAACTGCCACAGGTGCTATAACAATAAACAGTATAGCCAATGCGGCGGCAGGTAGTAGTGGTGTTATTATAATAACACAAGATGGCACTGGATCAAGAGCACTTACAACAGGTGCTAATATAAAATGGGCAGGAGGCTTGAATACACTAAGTACAACACCAGCAGAAGTTGATATCATAAACTTCTTTTACGATGGTTCAGTTTACTACTTTGCTTTAAGTAAAGGATATGCGTAATGCCACTAAGTGCCAGTTTTGTAGCAGGTAATCAAGAACCAGCAAATATAAGTGGTGGAACAGCCAGTTTCATCGGTAATGGTGCTGACAGATTAAAAGCACTTACTTTTACATCAAACAGTAGTATTACATTCAACGAACACGGCGCAATCAAACACATCTTACTTGTAGGCGGTGGAGGCAGTGGTGGAGATAGTTCCATTATAGTTTCAAACCCAGCCGGTCTCCGTGGAGGAGGCGGTGGTGGTGGAGAAGTCAAAATACTCAGTGATGTATTTACTTGGGAACTCACAGGAGGAGATGATACTGTGTCATCAACCGCAGTAACTATAGGTGCCGGTGGAACAGGTCCTATATCAGCACCCCCAAGCAATAACGGTCAAGCAACAAGCATAGGTCCATACTCAGCCGCAGGTGGCGGTGGTGGTAGTGGAAACAGTGGTGGTAGTGGCGGTGGTGGTGCCGGTTGGGATAACTTAGGCAGTAGCGGATCTGCTACAGCAAGTGGATATCAAAGTTTTGGATCAGCAGGTGGTAGCAGTTCAAATGGCCAACACGGTGCTGGTGGCGGTGGTGCCACACAGGCAGGTGCTAATGGATCAGCAGGTGGTAAAGGCGGAGACGGTTACACTTGGTCAGTAAACAGCACTACATATGGTGGTGGTGGAGGTGGTGGAGACAATGTAGGTGGCACATCAGCAGGTAGTGGCGGCGCAGGCGGCACAGGTGGTGGCGGTTGGGGCCGTGGAGATGTTCCAAGTGGAGGATCCAGTCAACACCCTATAACAGGAACTAATGGACTTGGTGGCGGCGGAGGAGCCGGTGGCCAAGGTGGTAGTGGTGTAGTTGTTTTAGTAGTAGAGGACCCAGTAGCACCAGTCCTAACATACAGTTTAAGTGGTTCACCATCAAGTGTAGTAGAAGGCAATACTTCAGTATTCACAGTAGCAACAGGTAATGTAAACAGTGGCACAGATTTATATTGGACAGTAAACAATATAACTACAGCAGATAATGATTTTGTATCAACAAGTGGTAACATCACAATACAAAGTGATGCCGCAACATTCAATGTAGACACAGTCAGTGGTAATGTTAGTGGCACAGAAACATTTAATGTAAGTTTAAGAACAGGTAGTGTAAGTGGTACCATAGTAGCAACTTCAAACACCGTTAGCATAACAGAGTTTGTTCCAGCAGGTAGTTATCCAAACTATCCAAGTATGCCAACATACAGTGAATGGCAAACAGCAAGTAATCTTATCAGCAGTGGCGGTAGTGAAACTTACGCATACGAGTTTAATGGCACAACAAGTGGTGGCACAAACAGTTATCAATACGCAGGAAGTTTACCTAATGGTAATGTTATAGTGTATCCAAGAAGCACAAATACTGTTTTAGAATACAGTAACTCAGCAGGAACTTATGCTATAACTACACTTACAGGTGTATCAAGCAGTGATGTAACACACCAAGGTGGTGCCATCAGCACACATAACAGTAATGTTTATTTGTGTCCAAACAATAAAACTAACATTATAGAAATAGACCCAACTAACTATTCAGCAACAGCAATCAGCATAAGTGGTATGACTAATGGTTATGGTGCTTATGGACTTAGAGATGGTAGAATAATAATGAAGCCGGATAGTGGTAGTTATAATCATTATGTATATGATCCAAGTGATGGCAGTTACAGTTCAACTAATATAGCAAACAACGGTATCCCCAGCGGTTTTGCCCATCCACCAATGGTTCAACATCCTAAAGACAATATAGTGTATTTGCCTCCATACAGATTTAATGTGTGGAAAAAATGGGATCCTTCAACAGATACTTACAGCACAATAACACTAAGTGGCGGCAGTGATTCAGTCTCCGGCAGTAATGATAGATATCAAGATGCTGTATTAGGTGTTGATGGTAAAATATATTGTACTCCTTGGAGTAGTGCTGATATAGGTATTTTTGATATAGATACAAACACATATACAAGACACGATCCAAGTGGTAATATCACTGGTAGATATGGTAGAGGAGCCTTAGGAGCAGACGGCAGAGTATATATGTTCCCAAGTAACACAAACGATGTATTGAGTATTGACACAGACCCCGATAGTGCTGGTTATCAAACTCACAGAATAGAAAGTGTAAGTAGTATATTTACGGGTAACTGTTGGGGCGGCAGTATAGCAGGTGATGGCAAAATCATAGCGGCATCAAGCACCAGTGGAGCACTAACTATACAAACAACAGGTGCTAATACAATAAATCACGCATATTTTGTATCACCATACAACAACAACGATTAGATTATGGAATATTATTATTACGATTCAACAACAAAAGAGTTTTTATACCATAAAAACCAACAGTTAGAAATAGCAGGTGCCAGTAGCACAACTGTAGAAGTTCCGCAGTTAGAACACGATGCGGCAAACTTTCCTGCTTATACGGAAAAAGCAGTATTTGATGAGGATTCAAATACTTGGACAAAAGTAGCATTATAAGGAGAAACCGATGGCTTACCACTCAAAAGGCAAAAAGAAGAAAAAACCAATGAAAAAAGGTAAAGGTAAAAAAAGATATTAGAGGTATAAAGATATGGAAGAACTATTAAACTATGCTTACACTACATATGGTGAGCATCAAGACTACAATCATCTATTTGATGCTGTTACAGGCGGCGACATTGCGTCTAACAGCGAAATAGACCAGTGGATAAAAGACAAAGACAATGGCTAAAAATATTACTAATCAGCATTTGAATAGCAAAATGATAATGATGGAAACAGATGTAAAGCATATTCACGACTGTATACACAGATTAGAAGACGAAGTCAAAGATAACAGATCATTTTTCACCACAAGATTAGACAGATTGGACACAAGAATATGGACTATTATGGCACTTGTGGTAACTACACTCATAACAGTGGTAGTTGAACTGTTATCGCCCTAAAAAACCACAAAACAGATAAATATTATTGTAACGGCTGTTGTCATCAACATAACATTGATTCTATAATGACAGTAGCCAAGAGTGTTTGAGCCTGTGGTCGGCGTTGAAGACACTCACTCGAATAAGCAATAGTCGTTACAGCACTTGTACAAAGACCAAGGTTTTTGAATAATGTGCCATTTTATCATCTAATGACATAGATGATTTTTCCTAAATATTGAACAGAAATGTTCGGTTATCGTGAAAACCCGTTATCCGTAACGGGTTTTCTTTTATGTGATAAATAAAAATGTAGAAGGCAACTTTAGTTTCCCCTAAAAGAAACAATACAATATGTATTAAATCCAAAGTTGCCAAACTTCGTAGATAGTGGTTCCACTGTTTACATTTATATCATAGTTCTTGTTGCCTTCTACACCTTATTTTTAACTATACTAAAAAAGGGCAGTTTTACTTAAAAAACTGCTCTTTTTTTTGAGTTTTGTATAAATAAAAATGTAACGCAAGTTACAAACAGTAGTGGCAACCTGCTGTATAAACTTAAAACTAAAAAGATTTAATATAACTATGACAAAGAACAGAAAGCAACAACGAGCACATAACAAAGCAATACGCATTGCTAATCAGCACAGCAAAGCCAACAGAGTTCCCAAAGATCTCAGTGGCCCAGCAAGATGGCAGTTAGTTGATGCTATAAACAAAACTCAAGGCACTAAAACTGAAACTGAACAGGCAAAAACTTGGCAACAAGTCTTGCGTACTGGCGACACTGAGTCAGTATACACAGACGCACACGGCAAAACACAAACAAAAATCAAAAGCACTTATGGCATACACAGGCACGAATACAGAACCCTACAAAATAAATCACAATAACACCTAAACAAGTTTGGGTAGTGGAAAAGGCTGGTTGGAACAGTTACAGCACACTTAGGAAGAGTAAACTTCAAAAAACATATAGCATAAACAGTTATATACTAACACGAGATATAACTTATACTTAGGTATAGTCGTTGAGGTTGGAGAAGGACAGAATCCATTGCTGATATATGTATAAACAAACACCTCTGTTTGAAAGGCTGTGATACTCACATAAAGACACAGCAAGAAGACACTGAAAAGTAGTGTTTTCTTGACTGATCAATCTACATAAAGTCTTATCTAAGTAATAAACAAAACAACAACTACACGAGTGTAACGAGTGTTTGTGTTTTGTTTGTTGTGAATGCGTAGCATTCGCAAGTAACTGTTACTGATGTATTGCTTACGCAATACCTCAAAAAACACACATCTACACACAAAATACTTCGTATTTTGCTGTATCTGTGAGTTTTTGTATTTCTATTATAAATAGTTTTAATGGGATCATCATACATCAAAACAAATCCACTTCTTGACGCAAAACAGGTATATGAAGGACATATGAACTGGGTAAGAGGTGTAATAGACTCACCAACACCACAACAAAAACGCACTATGACTTGGCTGTTAGACAGCAAAATAGCAGAGCAACGGCAATATGTGATAATCGACGACAAACGAGTAAAATCACCCACAAATCGCAAATATTACCGCAAAACTCAAGGTAAATGGCAAAAAACTTCACGATAAGTATAAATATAGCATATACAGTATAACTGATTTACAGGAGTCGCAATGGCAAATGAGAAACCACCATATCAAGTAAAAAACATAAAACGAGGTGAAAAAACAGTCACAGGCAGAATAGTGGGCCGTGATAAAACTGTTATACCCGAGGATGAGTTCTATCAAATGGCTTGTTTGTTTAGTACTTGGAAAGACTTCAGTGAGTATTATGGAGTAGCAGAAACCACATTACGCAACAACTTCGCGGATTTATACACAAAAGCAAGGCAAACCACTAAACGCAAGTTACGCCAAAAGATGTTGGAAACTGCTCTCAATGGCGACAGAGTTATGATGATATGGCTTTCCAAACAATGGCTCTCAATGTCGGAGAATCCACAAGACAAAAACAGCAGTGACATACTGCCTTGGAATGAGGAAGAAAACAATGAAATGGAAGAATAAACAGATATATTACACTATCAAAGACGGTTTTGAACTAAGTGAGCGTCATATGGCATATTACTATGCTGTAGGCGGATTAGTAGCAGGATTTGTTATTGGAATAATCATATAATGCCAGTACCACCAAACAATGTGCGTAAACTGGCTCGCAGAGCATTAGAAGTTAGAAGTGAGTTACCGCCTTCTAAACGAGCAGGAACACCAGTAGGTATTGCTCGTGCTAAACAGTTAGCAAATGGTGATAACTTGAGTAATGATACTCTCAAGCGAATAAAAAGTTTTATAGCAAGACACAAACCCAACTATGAGAGAGCAAGACAGCAAGGTAAAGACATCACTGACGGTGGTGTTATATTGGCAATGGCTCTGTGGGGATATCCGGGGATTACCGGTTGGCTAAACGAAAACTTGGAAGATTAAAAGTAGTCCGTTTCGGCTGAAGAGTGGACTAAACTCTTTTACAAACCCAGTGGGCCCAGCCTAAAACTTTTAAGCAAACACTCCTTGATTTAGAGTGCCTTCTTCAATAACATCACTAAAGTATGGTTCTGTGCCATAAGCATTATATACTCTTTCAGCAACAATAACATACTGGACTTCCATATCGAAATCTTGGAAAGTATCAGTTTTCAGTTGTTCTAAGTTGTCGCCACTGTTAGCATAATAGTAACGATTTTCATCATCGCCCCATCCTTTAACTAAAATAACATATTTCATATAATCTCCTTATCTAACTATACATATAGTATAACATCTTTTTAATCTGCGTCAACCTCTGCCGCAAAAATGACAATACCATCGTGATCCATACCTTTTTGTTTTGCTCTTTTCTTTGCGTTAGCAAAAAACTCTTCAGTGGTTTCTTCTTTCACTTCCATTCTAACTTCAGCATTACATACAGCACAAAGCACAGTGATCCAGTCTTCGCATATCTTTCTTGTGCTACCACTATATACTTCTTTGTTACGCTCAATCCACCAAACACTATAAGCATCCTCGTCTTTAGCGCCTTTATTGCGTTTAATAGTATATTGCGAGGGTAAAATCATATCCTTCTTTTTTCTTTTGTAATAAACCTTCCCATCGCGGACAATCTTTTTCATATCTTTTTTTGGTTTCATATCTTTCATATTAGTTACTCCTTATTTTTTAACTATACATATAGTATACTACATTTTTAATCTGTGTCAACCCCATAATGGTCTATAAAAAACTATTTTTTGGGTTTCTTCACCTCTACTGACCCCACAACAGTTTGACACCTGTTATGCTCATTCTCCTCTACCGATGCCACTATCCATTCGGCATTTACTAAAGTGTGGATCATTTCGATCCACTCTTCGCAATCCTCTATTGTGCTACCACTATATACTGCTGTGCCCCTGCGAGAGTAAACACTATAAGCATCGATCTGTCCTAACTCAACTTTAGGGCCTTTATTGCGTTTGATAATATATGTCGAGTCCGTAATGGGACCTTTTATTTCATATACTCCTTTATTTAATCTACCTTCTTCAATAAAACCTTTCATATAATCTCTTATTTTTTAACTATACATATAGTATATGACAATATTGTTCATTTGTCAAGAGTCAAAATACAAATAAATGATAAATACTACTGTAACGCAACTTTACGGAGATATATAGATATGAGAATGAACTTAGAACAATACAATCAAAAAACAAGATACATCAACACAATGAGCATAGCAGGTGTCAGTCTGTTATGGGGTCAAATGTTGGGAATGTTAAATCCGTGGTTCACACCACTCACAGTACTAACACTGATGATAGGTTACGGTAGCGAACTACAACAACCAAAAAGTGAAACTCACTGATCCACAAAAAACTATCAGTAGCAGTGACAGTCGATTTAGAGTAGTCGCGGCAGGGCGTCGTTTTGGTAAAAGTTTTTTAAGTATAAATGAACTTGCCAAGTTTAGCAGAATGCCCAATACCAAATGTCTGTATGTAGCACCAACATATCGACAAGCAAAGCAGGTTATTTGGGACGAACTGAAAAACCGTTTACATTTGGTAAACTGGATAAAACGAGTAAATGAAAGTGATTTACACATAGTTCTCAAAAATGGTAGCATTATATATATTCGTAGTGCTGATAACCGCGAAGCACTTAGAGGTGCCAAATACAACTTTATAGTAATGGATGAGTGTGCCGATATCCACAGTGATACTTGGTATCAAGTTTTGCGTCCCACACTCAGTGACACCGGTGGCCACGCATTGTTTATTGGTTCCCCCAAAGGCAGAAACTGGTTTTATGACTTATACAGTCAAGGCGGTGAAAATGATTGGAACAGTTGGCAGTTTACCACTCTTGATGGTGGCAATGTTGATGAAAACGAAATAATCCAAGCCAAACAGGATTTAGACGAAAGAACATTTGAACAAGAGTATGAAGCCAAGTTTGTGAGTTACAGTGGTGTATGTTACTATTCCTTTACTGAACACAACATAAAGAGTATGACAGAAATACCGCCCACAGCACCACTACACATAGGAATGGACTTTAACATAGATCCAATGAGTGCTGTAGTGTGTATTCAAGATGGAGAGAATGCTTGGGTAATAGATGAAATAACCATATACAGTTCAAACACCAATGAGATGTGTGAAGAGATAAAACGCAGATATCCAAAAAGAGGTGTTATTGTATACCCCGATGCCAGTGGTGTGAGGCGAACTACTGCTTCAACAGGTATCACAGACCACCTTATATTACAACAACACGGCTTTAATGTGCGAACAGGCAGTATAAATCCGCCTGTAGCAGAGCGTATAGCCGCAGTAAACAGCAGATTGCGTAACAATGAGAATCAACACAAACTGTACATAGACCCCAAGTGTAAACAACTTAGAGAAGGCTTAATCAAAATGACATACAAAGAAGGCACAAGACAGCCGGATAAAAGCAGTGGATATGACCATATCACAGATGCTTTGGGTTACTATATAGAAAGAACTTGGCCAATACGCAACAACAGAACAGAAAAATATATGCCCACAAGGCGTAGCACAGGAAGGAGTATGAGATGACAGATATACCTAAAAAAGGCAGTAAAGAATGGGTTCGCAATGAAAAGATTATAAACAACAATCCACATCTTAAACAGATGCGTGATAAAGCAGAAGGCTTCAGTGGCAAACTGGGTCAAACACACGGCGGCAAAGGAAGTGCTCGTAGAAATGCCAATGAAGATGCTTATGCCGAAGGTTGGGACAGAATATTTGGAAAAAAGGATAAAAAATGAAAGCAAAACACAAATACAATACTAACACACAGGAAGGCGCAAGGCGTTTAGCACAAAGTATAGGTTATAAGTTTAGCATATATGATATGCCACATATGATATCATTGTGTGCGAGAGCCGGTATAAAGTTTGATGGTATTGAGTATACCGAACCTAAAAAAGAGTTAGATAATAATACTACTATAGTCCTTTAATACTGGGATCAATAAGTTTACCAACCCAATCATAGTTTATTACTTTGCTCCACATAGTAAACAACCGTTTTACACTATCTAAATCGTTATAATCCACATTTATACTTTCTTGATGTATCTCTATGGCTTTTAAGTGCGGTAAGCCTAACTTTCTGTGTTCCTGCTGTTCATACCATTCATCACTGGGTCTTTTGAATCCTGCTTCAAACTCTATGCTTTCATACCAATCATTTAGATACTGCTTATTCATTATTTCCATATTGTTGTCTAACACACGAGCCGCATTGAAATATACTGCTATGTATGGTGCTCTTGGATTAGGTGAAGCATTGTGATCATTGTATGTCCAATATATGTTATTGTGTGCTACAGGGTGTAAGTCTACACTTTCGGCTATGTCATTTATAACTGTCATCTTTTGAGCAAGATTAAATGTGCTGTAAGTGTTTTGATCCAGTTGGTTTAAGTATTCTAAATGTTGTTTCATAATATGTCTTCTAATGTGAAATATGTGGATTTTATCATTCTTTTATATCTTGGCTGATTCCACCAATCCACTTTGGTGTGTTTACCACGAGCAAATCTTTGGTCTGTTTTGGCAAACACTGAACCAAACCTGTAATGTTTATTAGCAAGTGTTACAGGGTGTAAGCCTTCTTCCAATGCCATTTGACCCAATGGTTTACCATACTGTTCTTCCCACAATGTGAGTTTTTTGCGTCTTTGAAAGGGTGTGCCATACAGTTGAACTCTCATATGAATAGCATCGGGGGTTACGCCTTCTAACTTGGCTAACTTTATAGCATCTATCCCCCATTTGTGTTCAAACTGAGTAATCTTACTACCGTCTTCTAATGTTATTTTTGTGCTACCTTTACGCATTAGAACCAAATAATATTGTTTGCGGTGTGTTGTCGTATGTTTGACCATCCGCCGCAATAGTTAGTCTTGTGTTTTTAGTAAAGTATATACGCATAATGTCTTCATTGGGCAGTTTGGTAGTTCTGTGATAGCCAATATCTTTTGTGTTTAGCACACTTTTTTCAATCTCTCCAGTAATATGATTCTTAGCACTGGTGTTTCGTAACACATAAGTTGCTATGTCAAACACTTTTTCTATATCTGCTAACTGTTTGGTAGTAAACTTTATTTCAGTTGCTCTTTTGCGGTTTAACACCAATCCACTACAAGTAGTTAGTACTGTATTGAAACTGTTTAATCTATCGTATGTGCCTTTTTTATTGATTGTTTGCTCTAACTTGGCTAATGCTGTGGGAAATGTGCCTACTTTGTGATGATACTCTAACACTATTCTGTTTAACCATTCATATATCCAATCTTCTGTGTCTAAATCAAAATAAACCCAGTTATCAACACCATTTGGTGCTTTTTGAATGTTAAATGGTATAAGTTTAACAGGTTTAGTAAAACTTTTGTTCATATCATAATCCCAACACTTAGGTATATCAATACAATGTGGTGTAACTAAGTCTATATCTTTAGGAACTGATTGTCTTGGGCCGTCGCCGAAATATTTTGTGTGTATTTTCATTGTTTCTCCTTGTTGCCAACATACTTATTTATCTCTTTTACATAAAAATGGTGCGTATATAGATCCAAATACACGCACCATAGTAGGAGTATGTGTGTTAGTCTTACACACACTATATGAGCATTGATACCAATGCTAAACTTATGCTGGGTCAAACAATAACTGAGGACCGCCTTCATCTTGTGATTTATATTCTTTTGCTAATGCTTGTTTGCTGTAAGTATAGTTCCCCGGCCCATTTGCTTGGTGCCAATCCATCCATTCATCCATATCTACTGGTCTTTCTAACAATACTGGATTCCACCAAGTAGCCAACGCACGGGTAACTTGTTTCATTGCTACATCAGTAACATCGTCTATGTCGGCGTATCTGTATAGATCAGTAACAAAGTCACCGTTTGGAAAGTCTTCTAAGAAATCCGCATAGTTGTTATTGATATAAGTCTCCATCTGTTTTGAACTTAGATCATCTAATATCTGTATGAAAAAGGGAGAACCGTCATTGTTACTCACTTTATACATACCTGCTGGGTAGGCAAGACTACCGTCTTTGCCATCTTGTTTGTATTTGAATGTTGCCATATTAGTTACTCCTTATTAAAAACTATATACATAGTATAGCATCGTTTGACTGTTTGTCAAGTGTTTTGCTAACTTTTTTTAACCTAAACTCTTCGTTGGCAAAAGTGTTCTGTAACTTACGAGTGTATGCTTGAGCACACTTTTTATCTCGCCAGTACTGTATGCTAACTCTGTGTGGTTTTTCTGCTACTACTTTATACATCTATTTGTTCTATGAATGTATAAGTTCTAAATATAGCACGAACATCTTCTACAAACTTTGTGTGTGTTTCAACAGTAGGTTCGTGATCAAAACATACTTCTACAGGATAAGTGTCTGTGCTGTCAAACTTCACAAGTCCTGTATCGCGAAAATGTCTATACAAATAATCTACAGTAAGTATAGATCTTTTCAATACAGATTTTGGATCATCAATATAATCGGCTGTTCTCATAGTGTTTAGCAAGTTTAATGATTGAGTTTGATCATTTAAGAAAAACTGGATAATACTCTGCGATTGTAACAGTTGTAGCACATTCAACTTTGCTTGTAGTTCTATAGTAAAATCCTCGTTTTTTACACTGGATTTTACTATGTCTTTTTCTTTATCTAAAGTTATCATATATACTCCTTATTTTCTAACTATACACATATTATAACAAATAATGATTATTTGTCAACCTTATAGTTCACTCCTTAAATCACTTACTACACCAAGTGCTTCATACACTTTGTCCTTCTGCTTATCAGTTATGTTTTTGTTGCCGATGAACAAACGCATTAGTGCTTCAATGTGTACTTCTGCCTTCCTCCAATCAGCCATTTCTTCTGCGAAATCTTGTTGTTCTCGTGTTAGTTCTGTTATCATTATGCTTCTACCTTGTTGTTTATTGCTTGTCTAAACTGTTTAGCAAAGTCTCCGTGACTTACAGAACCTGCCATACTGAATGTCATAAAATCACTACCAGCATCACTGTAGCAACCTTTTACCTTTACATCTTCTATGATTATGGGTCTAAAGTTTTCACCATTACCACTTTTAGTTTCTTTAGCAGGTGTGCCACGCATTTCAATATTGAAGGCACCTTTTTCTATTTCTGTGATAAAAGCATCTAATGTTTTGTCATTAAACCACAATGTGCCACAATAATCTCTTTCGGTATCATTTAACAGACCCACAGTTTCGGTTATTTCTATTTTGTCATCATATTCGTGAAACATAAAGCCGCCGAACTGTTTTGCTGTTTGTGAAACATTAGAAACAAACTCACTGACATTTATCACAATGCCTGTGTCATTTGTCATAGCCATTGATATACCAGCATCGGGTCTAAAGCCGTCTTGGTTATTATCTTGTTCATCTAAAAAACTGGTATAGTTTTCTTTTACTTTTTGAACTGCTTGTTCAATAAAGTGTGCTTTTGCCTCAGCATTTGAACAGTTGTGTTCATTTGCGTATGCTCTTATTTCTCTACTCGTTGCCATAGTTTTTTCTCCTTATTTTTAACTATACATATATTATACTAAAATATTGTTTATTTGTCAATCTATAATGTTGAAAGATTAGACCTAATATCAACCACTGACTCAGTGGGGATATCAGCATTACTTAGATTAAATACCAAACCATTGTAGTTGTCATTGCGTATCCAACCTCTACAAGTGGCATACCATATATTACAACTAAGTGCTATACTTCTTCCCGCAACTTCTTTACCAACTTCATCACTAAAGTTATACTTTTCTTGAAGGTCTTGTATATATTGCCTCTCCGGTTGTATAGGTGAGCCAGTAGCCAATGTCCAATACTGTTCGATTTGAAACTCTATACCTTCCAAAAATCCTTTAGCATCATTGTCATCGGCCATCATTTTTGCTAACTTTTTTGTGCCTTTTTGAATAATAGGACCGTATTTTAATACTCTGTCGCGATCATCAAAAAATCCAAAACTTTTTTCAAAACCAACATCTTTGTTGCTGTTGTAATACATTCCAAATCCCCAAACTTTATTCCAATCAATGTCTTGATTGTAATCCATATAATCTACACGACGCATAACAGCATCGGCGTTGATATTTGATATAAAGTCTTCCATATCAGTCATTACACTGACATTACCTGTAGGTGTTTCACCTAACTGTCTTTGTGCTTCGCGAATAGAACATTTATGCTCTTTTGCGTAAGTTTTTATTTCTTTTTTAGTAGCCATATATTACTCCTTTTTTTAACTAACTATACATATAGTATAGCATCTTTACATAATATGTCAAGTACATTACACACTTGTTTGTAATCTCTGTGTTGCTTTATTATTGTATTCTCTGTATCTACCTAACTGTCGTTGTAGTTCAGTAACACAGGCTTTCTGTAATGAAGGCTCTGTCTTACATATTTGAGCATAAACACCAAGCAACTGTTTTTTAATAATATTGATATCTTTATTGGCCCATAATATACTGGCATATTCGATACCGTCTTTATTTTTTTGGAAATAGTTTGTATAACCTTTGAATATGATTTGAGTAGCAAGTGTGTCTTTTGGTAAATGCTCTACATAAGGCACACTACAATCAGTCACACCAACATATGATCTATTACGAATACATCGATTTATTGTTTGTAAATCGAACTTTTTAGTTATTTTTAACATTTACTCCTACCTAAATATTTTTAACTTACATATATTATACTAAGAAAACAGCCTATAGTCAACCTTTTTTTACTGGTTTTTGATAAATATAACTTGTATACAACAAAAGATCCGGAGATAATCATTTGAGCGAATCATACATAGATTTTATCACGGGTGTTCATAATCTGTATGATCGATACAGCGAAGATTGGGAACACACCAAAAACGCATTTTACGGCGGCGTCGAATATCGAGATGGCAAATATCTCAAAGCATACGCCGTTGATATGAATACGCCCAGCGAAACCATAAACACTTATGAAACAGCGGCTGACGGCAGTTATGTCAAAAAACTAAAAGCAAAAGTAGAGAATGTTAGAAGCAGTTATGAAGCAACTCGCGGCATAGACCCAGTTGACGATGGTAGTTTTTATTATGAAAAACTGAGAAATACACCTTATCTAAACTACCTAAGACTTATATCAAGCGAATACAACAGCATACTATTCAAAAACCCACCACAGAGAACATTAGGTGACTCAGCAGAGATGTTAGAGTTCAAAGAAGATGTTGATGGAGAAGAAACCAGTTTGAACAACTTTATGGCTGAAGTTGATTTAATGAGTTTCTTGTTTGGAGTTGTTTGGATAAGTTGTATAAAGCCATTAGATTCAACAGTTCCAAAATGGAAAATACATACCCCATTAGATGTTACAAACTGGCACTATGGGTATAACAGCAGAGGCGATCTCGTGTTACGAAAGTTAGTCATAAAGTTACACGAAGACGAAACTCAAACTGTCTATAGGATGATCACACCGGAGACTATAGAAACAGTATGGACATCGGAGGAAGATGACTATGTCCCCGATGTAGACAGTCCCAACTTAGAGCGTATAGAGGACTTTTACCGAGTCGTAGAAGATAATGAACTCGGTTATATACCTTGTGTGCCAGTTTACCAAGGCCTAAAGATTTATAACGGCGTAGGAGCAACCCCATCCTTCGATTTGGCACAAATCCAAAGAAGTATATATGGCGATATGGCAGAGATTTATTCGGTTATATCATATGGGGCACACGGTACATTAGTAGTAGACGAAACAACAGACAACCTAAATGATGGTGCCATAGGAGCAGAGCCGGGGAGTATAGTAAGAGTCCCAGCAGGTATAGGTAACGAGACACCTGCTTATGTTTACGACTTTGTCGCACCACCACTACAAGCAATCACAGAAATCCGAGAACTTGTAGAACAAAAGATTACAAAAATGGCTGAAATCGCAATGATAAGAAGCGATGAACTCATTAAAGCCGCAAGAAGTGGCGAACAAATGGAACAGTATGACAGCAAGTTAGAAGCATTTGTGCGTAGAAAGGCACAAAACTTGGAAAATGCTGAAATGAAACTGTTCAATATATGGTTTGACTGGACAGAAGGTCAAAAACCAGCAGATTTCAGCATAAGTTACAATAGACAATACAGCAAAAGAGCATTAGAGCACGAAGTAGGCGAAATAAACAGTTTGATGTCGGCATTTACCACATACCAACAGTTATTCGCAGGTGCTACTATGTTCCAAGCAGAAGTTTTTCCTACTGCTCAGCAGGCAGAAAGCAGAGCACAGGAGTTAGGTGGCAGTGGGCATCATACTCACGAGACAGACGATGGCGTAGTTTATATGCCATTTGCTAATCACAATGATTATGAAGCCGCACTTGAAAGCCAAAATGGTGTCGACTATGAAGAAGACACAGGATTTGTAGAAGAAATGCGTGACAAAATACGCAAACGCCTTGAACAGTTACTGGATTCCAGCACAACTGATAATGGTGTTTAATATTTTGACATACGATTAAACTTCTATCGTTAAAAAAGGAGAGTAATAATGTCGGAGATGGACATAGATACACCAGTTGGAGGTGAAACAATCCAACCAGTAACAGACACTGATGCCGCGGATACAACCAAAGCAAAGGCTGAAGTAGCACCGAAAGGACCTACAGTAGAGCAAAAGGATGGCAAACTTTTTGTGGATGGAGTTAGAGTTTTCACAAGAGACGACACTAACCAAATAGCCGCAAAAGCCAAAAGAGAAGTAGAACAGAGTATTCTAACTGATCTAAATGTAGACGACTTAAAGCAGGTTAAAGATGTTGTACAACAACTACAAACCGCGAATATTGAAGAAGTCAACACTTTAGATGTAGGAGCATTAAAATCTACTATTGCTAAAAGAGAGCAAACAGTAGAAGAGTTGCGTAGTGAACTAAACCGTGTAAAAACGGATTTTGTTTTAACCAATCATATTGGTAAACTACAAAATGAAATGCCCAACAGTTGGACACCCGAGGCCAAAGAAAATGTTATTACATTGATGAAAGCCAAGGATATGTTCGCAATCGAAGGCGACACATTTGCTATTCGTAATGGAGATGACTTTATCACGACTGATGGAGAAAACCCCGATTATAAATCTGCTGTCGAAATGGTAGGCAAAAGTTTAGGCTTACCGTTTGGTAAAAAAGGAACTGAAGTGTTTGACGCAGACAAAGGCGATTCTGTAAAACAATCTGCTTCTTCTATCGATGAAGGTAGGATGAAGACAGACAGTATGTACAGAAATGCTTATGTTACATTGCGAGACAATAACAAACATTTGCCAAGAAATCAAATAACAAATGAAATGATTAAAGG